TGGCAAGTCAGTAAGCGTGATTTTCGTACCTCGTAACTCGCCTGGATTCTGTAGTTGTACCACAAGTTGCGTCAAAGAGCGAACCATCTCATCAAAATACTGCCTATCGTACTCTTCTGGAGCCAGTGGAAACTGTGGTGGTACAAGACTTCTACTCATCGTTTGCCGTCCTGTTGTATCTCAACACGAGGTGAACCAAGTCTCCATGCCACCCCAAGATTGTCTGATTCTATGCGTAACCCAAAAGCTCTGCCTCTGAGTCTGGTATGGCTTTGTTCGGTTGTATCGGTAACCGTCAACGCTTTTGAGGTTGTAAAACCGCTAGCCGGAGAGCGTTGCGACTTGAGTGTTACAGTCGCTTCCTTTGTTGCGGTAGAAGCAGACCTATCAAAGTTTACGTCAGGTATCATACGGCGGATAAACAAGAAGTTGTCGCCATCGCCAAGGTCTATAGGTGCAGACTCTATAAATGAAGCAATTGCAACTCCGTCAGCATCACTGCCCTTTTCGTGTTCGTACAGCTTACTTGCATATGTATTGCTGGCAGAAGTTGTCGCCAATGGGAATTGATTAACGCCACGGTCAAGCCATGCTGTACGCTCTAAATTCCCTACATACCAAATCTTTTGCTCATAGTTATAAACAACGTATCTGTCGTTTTCTGCCGCACCAGTCTCAGACGGATAGAACCAGAACACCTCACCAAAAGCCGCGTTAGACCCAGCAAATACTTTGTCGGCTTGTTGCAAGTCAAAGTCATCAAAAATGTAATCTCTTACTGTGCAGGGCAAAGGTTGAACGCGACCATCATAGACATAGAAGCGCTCTTCACCCATCCAGAACACTGCATCACCCACAGCAACCGCTGCGTTAGATCCCATAATGGTTGTCTGACTTGAAAGCTGTGTAATGCCAAACGTAAACGGCGGTCCTATAAACTGCATAGAGTTTACAGACGCATCAGTAATAAGTATAATTTCTCGTCTTGTCTCTACCGCCTGAATAATTTCAGAGCCGTTGCCAACCCTTAAATCACCAGCAGTGTTTGTTGCTGTAGGATTCCAGTCAAACGGGTCTTCCTGCGAACTAAAACGAACAAGCAGAGGGTCTAGGTCGGTTGAACCTATTGCGTTTGTACCAACAGCGATAACATGTCTGTCTCTGTCGGACACAAGCACTTGATTTGCTACAACAGGAATGTTCGTAGAGTATGCGTCAAGCGGTCTTGCTCTGTTTGTAAATCCACCTGTGGCATCCCAATAGAATATCTTGCCACCTTTGATATTAAGTATTAAATCTTCACCAAAGTTATCGTGCCTCCAAAGCCGAAGCTGTGAATTAGCTGTTACGGTTGCGGGTTGATTCCAGCCGTTTCTTCCCCAAGTACCTGCACCCCAACCATAGCCACCAACAACAGTGTCTAGACCAGCACTAATCTCGTAGATTACTGTTGCCTCACCGCCTGTAAGATTAACTGTTGAGGCTGTTGGTATGGTGATGCTGTAACTATCCGCGTCAATTCTTGTTACGGTAAACTCGCCTGTTAAAGAGGCTTCTTCTACGTCATACGCACCGCTACCCCCATCAAGGTCAACATCTTTTACCTGAATGTCTTCGCCAGTTTGTGCACCGTGGTCAACATGATTTACAATAACAGTGGTGCTACCCTGAACTAACGTAAAGTTAAGAACGTTATTGGTAAACACAGTCGTCATTATAAGTGCTGGTATACCAAGTGCAGTTGTGCCAGACACACCCGTTGCGGCTACATTAGCATCGCCTGTTACAGTTTCGTTGCCTAGACCACTTGTTGCAGATACACCTGTTACAGCATAAATACTTTGTATAGTTACTGTACCTATTGAGCCTGTGGCCGCAGAACCTGTTATAGGAATTGTAGTGGTAATATCACCAATAACGTTAACGCTACCAAGGCCAGTGGTAGCATCAACGCTTGTAAGAATTACAGCTGCTGGCGCGGTAACTATTGTATATGGAGGAAGCTGATTAGTGCCCTGAACGCCTGTAAGATTTACGGTAATGTTAGTCATGTTCCACCTATGAGATAGACACCGTTACCGTGCCAACGCTTGCTGTTCCTGATAGACTACTAAATTGTACCGCATTTACGCCTGTTACGCCAGTTGCAGACACGCCTGTTACAGAATAGATGCTTTGCACTACTGGAATGGTGCCTACTGCGCCCGTTGCGGACACGCCTGTTACGCGCAATGGGACAAGAACACCCAATCGAGGCGGCGTTACATTAAAAACATTACCGCTACTTTCAATATAATATTTTGTATTTGTACCAATGCCTACCAAAGATTGAGCATCTAAGGTCTGCCAAGAATGCAGTGCCCTTGGCGAACCCTTGATAGTATCTTGAGTACGGGACTCCCAACCGCCGATTTTTTCTGGATAACCAAACCGAAAGCGTACAAGGTCACTGTCAACCCAGCCACCTTCGTTTGAGTAGGCTGTAGTATCTTTAACGACTCCTGGCTTAAACTGTAGTTTGGTTAAAGGCATTCATTACTCCACAGGGTCAGGCCAGTTGTGTATCGGCGCAACGCCTCCTTCTGGTGCATCAAACAATGCCATAAATTCAGCGTGAGTTGAAGCATTGTCGATGCTTGTTTCTATTATTCCGCTTTTTTTGCGAACTTCGGCGCGGTAGGTTTTAATGCTGCTGGGTATAATTTTCGTATCATCTTCCTGAAAACGAACCACCATCCAGTCTGTAGGAGAAAGTAACTGTCCAGCCGTTTGTTTTGTTTTTTGTTTCCAAATTGTTTTAAGGCCAAGTGATACCACATTGCCTTCATCATCCGTTTGATTGTGAATGTCTCTAGGCGTAGTTGCATCAAACCAAAAACGCTTATCAAAAGGCGCTGGGTCATTTTCCCAAACAAGCCCCGCATCCGTCTTTTCTTCATCCGACCAAGACATCCAATTAGCCGGGTGTTTTATACCCTCACTAGATACCCACCCGCGACCAGCGCGAATAATTGCTTTATTGTGTTTCCAAGGCATTGTCTATCTCCTACTTGGCGTTAGACTTTTTAAACGGGGCTTCTGCAAAAGCCCAATAAAAGTATGTTTCAGTTAAATAGTTGTTCCAGCTAGTAGACCCGTTTCTAAACTTAAACCCGTTAGATACAAAGTCTATGTCTGATTGCGTGGCGTAAGGCTCTGCCGCAGTTGTCGTTGTCATCATATTTTCACGAACATTAAAAGTTTCACGTTTGTTGTCAAACATACCCCAAACCATTGACGCTCTGTCAAAGTCTTTTGTCTGAACCCATGCAGGGGCAAAACCTGTAAAAACAAAGCGCCCATCTGTACTATTGTTTGATTCGTATGTGCCTATCTTGGAAAAACCTTCGACACTGTGGAAGCAATAAGCAATGATTGTTTCTCCGTTTGCGTAACCATAATTGCTAATTGTAGTGGCGGTAGGGCTTCCATACTGTGCTGGTACGTTTTGACCAGAAGTACTGAGGTTCCAAAAGACAACATCATTTGTTCCGTCTATTAGGGTTGTCCATAAAATCCAGTTGCCAGTACCCGAACGGTCTTTGTAGATTATTAGTTCAGGCTTGGATGCAAGCCCATGCCCAACTCCGTCAGAATTACTTCCATTAGAAGTCCAAGAAACTATGCTAAACCCTACATCATTATTAACGGATACCTGAGATGAAATATCGCCATCAGTATTTGCAACCGCTGTGCCGCCAGCAAGCCAGTTCCATGCAACATAGTTAAATCCGCCATTAACTGTAGCTGAATTTCCTAATGTAAATCCATCGCTATCAAAGCTAGTAACCCTGTCAGTTTCTGTCGTTTCTACAGCTGTTCCGCTAACATCTAAGTATTTTGTAACACCTCGAACAGAGTCAACAAGTCTGTGACCAGAAGCGCCGTTGCGAAGTTTAATCCATGTCCAATCGGGCTGAAATCCTACAGTAATGCTTTGGGTTGAACTGTTACCAGTATAAAGTACAGTATTGAAATAATCATCTGGCGTAGTGATTGTAGCGGCTGGCAGATTGCCAGTGGTCAGCGCAAGAAAGCCCCCTGACGGCGGCGCATAGTAGAAGTCACCCACGCCGTTGTCATCTGTGTTGCCCTGTGGTGTTTCGTTGTTAGCGAAGGAACTGTCCTGACCAAAGTTCATAATCCGTGGAGTATTAGTAAAACTTGCACTGTAAAGATGCGGCAACCAAGTATCGTCTTGATGCGCTAGTGTTTGTGCAGACCCGATGATTGTACCGTTCTTATAAAACGAAACTGTTTGCGTTGCCGAATCTAAATCTAATGCAACTCCAATAATGTCACCAGCCACAAACGCAGTTGAGTTTGACGTAGCAGTGTTTGAGCCACCATCATTTGAATAAAAATATTGTCTGCTATCTACAGCATTTAAGGCTTCACCGGATGGTATGCCACCAGAAGCGGCAGAGGGATTTGTTGTTATGTTTGCACATCCAGCCGTTGCAACCCCAACATTATAACCATTGGCAGCCGAACCACCGCTTAACATTCTAGCCTCAAAATACCATTTGCCAGATGACACAGCCATTGTGCCTTGAACATTTCTTGATGCTGTGTCAGCGGTAAATTCCAGTGAACCTTCTTTTAAAGAGACACTATCGCTGTTTGATAATTCGTTTAACACAGCAAAGTTACCGCCACTCACAGGGCTGTCAGGTACGACATCAGTATTGTTTATGCCGTTGGGGGTCCAGTTGTTGCCATTGCCGCTGGTATCGCCAAAGAAGGTAGCATCTCTGGTGTCGGCGAAAGCCATATAAATCCATGTTGAGCCGCTATTGTTATAGCTACCATCTGCAAAAGAAAACCCTGTACTGCTAAACCTTAACCCATCAACAGTGCTTTCAATGGCACTAGAGTTAGGACGCAACCGACTATCTTTAGCAGTGTCAACGTCACGGGTATTATCAAGTATAGCCCAATCAGAAGTGTTGTCAGTGCGCTTCACCATCACAAGCGCTGGCTCGAAACCTAGGGTTACAGCATTACCAGCTGACCCTGTGCCGCTGTAAGACCCAAATTTAGAGTAGCCTGAGACTGAGTGAAATGCGTACATAATCATGTCATCACTAGAGCCGTTGGTATAACCAGACGTACCTAGTGTGAGCAAGCTGGATGTCGGTGCGGTGTCGTTCCAAGGTGTTGTCGAGTCAGATATTGCGCTATTCAGGTTAAGAAATATACGTTTTTGCTCTGGATTAGATGCGTCTAAATCTTTGTGATAAACAAGCCAGTTATTAGAATCATCTCTGTTTTTTGAGATGACCATTTCTGGTGTGCTGGTGAGGCCATGCCCTACTGTAGCCCCTGCAGTCGCATTTCCAACAAAGGAAATTATACTGAAACCCTTTGCGGTATTCGCCTTGACCGTACTGGTAATAGTACCATCAGTATTGCTTGCGGCAGAACCAGTGCCAGCATCCCAGCACCATCCAACCATAGTGTCATTATTGCCACCAACTCTGTCATTTGTGCCTGTAGTAAATCCATTGGAATCGAATGATGCTAAATCATCAGGAGAATTTGTCTCAGCGTCAGTAGAATCTGACTTTAGGGTTTTCCCAACTCCACGAACAGAATCAGTTAGCACATGACTATCTGCTTCATTTCTACCTTTTAGCCATACTAGGTCTGGCTCGAAGCCCACGCCCTCGATATGATTTTCGGCTGATGTGCCAATATAGGTCACAGTCGAGAACCCTTCGGCCTCAGTGGTCTGCTTGAACGGTAGGTAGAACCCATTTGTCCCGAAGGTCAGATTGCCAGTAATGTCTGCGTCAGATTTAGAACGCCACAGGGTATCGTCATATTCACCAAAGCTGGTAGGGGTCAGGGCAGTGCCGTCTATGAAAGAAAAGTTAGCTATATAGCCATCCCAGACGTTTGTTGAGGATGACTTTCCGTATTCATCTGCACCAATGTAATGGGTGGTGTTATTATTAATCACACTATTTGCATAGTTTAAACCTACAGCATTTGTTGTCGAACCAAACGATACAAAGTCACCATTAACATACAGTTCAACTCTGTTTGTCCCAGCAGTGCTATTGTGTGAATTTGCTCTGGTAGTATCTACAGCCAAGACAATATGATACCAAGCTGACGGGTCACGATAAACTGCATCTGTAATATAATAACGAGAAGTGTTTGCTGAACTATCGCCAATTTGAAAGTATATTTGGTCGCTTCCATCTATTACAAGATAGCCTCTTTGCCCACCATTGCTTGATGTTCCAGCGGCAAAAAGATATTTCCAAGTACCTCTGTTTCCTAATTTAGTCCAAAGGCTGATGGTGTATTTTGTGCGTGTTCCAGCAGAAGCAAATGTTTTAGACAGGTAGGCAACATCTTCGTCTTCAAATCGCAGAGACTGACCCCCTGTTGCGGGTGTGCCATAAAGAAATTGAGATGAACCTAATGGACCAGACATAGCCGCTCCTTATGCGAAAGCTAATTGCGGTGCGCCAAGCAGAATACGCCCAGATGCAGATACAATATACGGCACAATATCTGTTGCGCTGGCTGTTGTTGACAGGGTTATTCCAGCAGCTCCCGCAGTCTCGTAGTCCGTGCCCAGGGACAATGTTCTGCCGCCTGTTCCATCCTGAATTATTACGATAAAACCAGATTGACCTACCGCCTCAGTTGAGGGATTGGCAAAAGTAACATTTCCTGTAAAGGTCAACACAAAGTTTTGGTAAGTGTCAAAATCAAGCGTAACACTGCCTGTGTTAGTCGCATCCGTGTTGGTGTTGCCCTGCAACGCCTTATTGTAAGTAACATCGCTATCATACGCCACCGCGCCAGAATAGGTGCCTCCAGTAACAGGAACAGTGTTTGCCACGCTAAACGCGTCAAAGACCACAATCTCGGCTATCTGCCCTGCGGTCAGTGCAGCAAGGCCGCTAATGGTGTTAGCAGTGTTTGTATTATAGTCCGTACCCGCAACGAGCGATACGCCGTTCAGCTTTACGTCTACATACTGACCGTCAGTAAACTTTAGTGACAAGCCGTTATCATCTGCACCAGACAAGGTTGTTTCAGAACCTGACGCGGTGTAATAATAGCGGGTTCTGATACCAAAATTCGGGGCTTTTCCTATATAAGGCATAACTTAGCTCCTTTAAAATGATTCTGGTTCACCCTGCAATCTCCATTATAGTCAAAATGCTAGGATTGCTGTTGTTTTGTGCAGTTAAACTTGTAGAAGAACTTTTGAACGCTCTAACTGTGTAGGTTGTTGAATTTGTGCTAGGTGCATTAATATAAGCGTGAATAGGCATCCTAGTAGAATACGACTCATTCCCATCGCCATTAAAATAATACGCGCTACCATTGTCAGTATATATAATTGATGAGCCATCATATATTTCAAGACTAAAGTTGGGATCTGCGGAATATCCTGTTCCGAAATGCACAGTGCCTATTAACAATAATTTATTACTAGTAGATTTAGGTGTAATAGTTGCAGTTAAACCAGTTGATGTTCCACTACCTTTTGTATCAGATGTAATGCTGGTGCTGGTACTGTAGCTATTAGACAGAGTTTGCAACACAGTACCGCTAGGCAAAACTAACCCGCTAGAACCTACTGCATTCGCTAAATTTCTTGCTACGCTCATCTATCTATCCTCACGGCTTGGTAGGCCAATTTACATCTTCAAGTGATGTAGCTGTTTTGGTTATATCGCGCAGTTCTTGACGATACGTCTTCATTGCGGTGGGCAAGGTCACATCTGAGTTACCATAGTAATCTGTTTCTGCCAACAAACGGTTACGTTCTGCGCGAAGGGCGGCAAGGTCACGGTCAGCTTGACCATCTGCCCATGCCTGTTCCTCTGCAACAACTACAGCTTCTTCTTCATCGGTTAAGGCTATCTTAACGCCATCAATATAATGATATCTAGTCATGCTTCACCTATGAACTCGCTAAACCATAAAGCACATAGCCACCATGACTAAAAGTGCCTGACGCTGGTGATATCTTAAACTTATCGTTAGCCTCTGCGGTGTTTAACATTGCTGAACCAAAACCAGCATGATGGTTTGAATCACCGCTATCTCCGCCTACCATGTGAAATACTTGAGTACGCAAAGATGTGCTTCCATTGTTGGTAAATCTAAAAAGGTAATCATTAGCACCAGCCGCCAAATCAGAAGGTGAATGATAATTCAATCTCATATAAGCAGATGTGTTCTCACTGCTGCCCTGTGGCGCAACGCCATACTTTCTATCAACATTAGTCCACGCATAATCTGAACTACCAGTCCTATAAGAACCACCAGAAGTTTGAAAATAACTATATAAGTCTGCGGCGGCAGAACCGTAATATCCAAAGATATGCAAATCCAAAACACTGTAACCGCTTGTCGGTAATGTTACTTGCAAATCACTTAGGCCTGTTGCCGAAGTGCCAGTAGAAACAACAGCCATAGCACCAGCACCACTCACAGTACCAGTAAACGCATAGGTATCAGCGAGGTTCATGCTTTCTGCTTGTATTTTAGATAATGCCATTAGAGCCTCCCTATCCCGCTATTTCCATAAGTGTGATTGTTGAAATAGTTCTACTTCTACGATTATCATCAGAATCATCTTCACTTCTGTTGATGTAGGCAGGGTAACCACTACTGTGCGCCCGACAATAAACTTCGTAGGTAAGTTGAGCAGTTGATGAAGGGCTATCTAAATACATAGGAGTAGATGGGCTTTGAGAAGTTGTTTGGGCATACTCACCAGCATGAAACCAATTTCTATCTCTGCTACCAGCTGCATCCCCTCTCGCTCCACTGACCTCAGAACCATTTCTGTATAACTTTCCACCTACACCTTCATTCTGACCAGATGCGCCTACATGAATAACAGCTTGTACCAATATTTTGCTAGATGTGCTTGTTGGTGTAATCACAGCTGAAAGACCACTTATTGCAGAATAAGTATTTGCATTAAATGTTTGCGTGTCTGTTTTTACAGCTTGAACAACTTGCAATACAGACCCTGTTGGCAAGCTACTAATCTTTGCCGCAGTAACAGCACCACTAGCAATCTTTGCGGTACTCACAGAGCCATCAGGCGGAGCGATTGTGCCTTGAGTCAAGCCAGAGAAAATAATGTAAAAGTCATCGCTAGCCGCAATTGAACCTGTCATTGTTAAACTGGTGCCAGAAACAGTATACGCTTCAGTAGGCTCTTGGCGCACATTGTTAACAAAAACAGAAATCTCATTTGCATTTGTCACAGGGTAGCTTAACGTAAAACTAGTACCGCTACCCCCTGTCAAATCCTGTTTCTGAACAGAGCTATATATCTCCGCAGGGCTGTTACCCACATATGACATCAGGTAATCTCCATAATAGACAAGCAAACATCTGTAGCTGCGCCTGCCGTTACCTTTATTACATCTGTTGTTTCCAACACGACCTTGTTGCCTGAAAGCAGTTCGAGAGATGATCCAGAAGGAATCGGTGCATTTGTTACCAATTCTACATCTTGATTGGCCTCATTATTTGCCCCTGCTCGATTGGCGGTGTTTGAGGACAACGTAACGGTAGCAGTGGTCTGACTACTTGTTGTGTTGCCCAAGACTAAACCCAAAATAACAGTGGTTGTGCTTGACGCGACAGTGTAGATGACATCTTCACTCGTCACGCCAGCTTTAGTTATGACCTTAAAAGTGTTTGCCATGATACTATCCTAATGCAATTGCTAACGCGGTGGCGTTGCCGTCAGCGGTGTTATTGATGAAGGTTGTACTTGCCGCCATAGTAGAGGAGAAATCGGTCACTGCTGCGCCAGAACCAGCCCCATCACAATGAATGATGCGAGACTCGCCATTTGCAATCGTAACATTTGCGCCTGTGCCCTGTGAAAAGATTACAGACTCTCCTGAACTATTCGTTACAAAATAAATCTTTTCTGCACCGCTTGGGGCTACGGTGATGGTGTGAGTGCCAGACGGCGAACCAGAACAAACAATTACCTTGTTCATGCCGTCTGTTACGGTGCCGTCTGTGGTGGTAAGGGTTGAAGAAGTACCACTTAAACTTAACGTAACGACACCGTTTAGAGCGGTGTCAATGATGTCAAAGTTAGTATTGGTGGTATCACCCCAGGTACCTGACTGTTCGCCAGTAGCTGGCTTTTCTATACCAGTGTTACTTGTGTATGCGCTTGGCATTATGCCACCTCTTTCCAGTTCGGAGTGCTGCTAGGCGTTATATCGCTCCAAGTGTTAGTCGTGGACGGCACAATTTCTTGCGGATTTGCATTTTGGTCAGGAACCACCCGTCCCCACACATTGACAATACCAACATTTGCAGTGGCTTGCAATCCTGTGACCCCAAACGCTAAGTCGTCCACCTCGACAGCACCTATCGCTCCAGAGCATGATACCCCAGAGGCGGCAAAAACACAATCAAGACTGAAAGAAACGGTGCCTATGTCTCCAGAGCCGGATGTAACCCCTGTTGGGAACACATTAGCCCCAGCGGATACCTGTTCGTCACCAAAGCTAATAGAGCCAACCAAACCATCTTCAGTAACAATTGCACCCCCCGCTGCCAGAGCATTGCCAATTTGCCCAGTGCCGAGAATGTTTGTGTTGACGACAGCAGGAGCAACATCACCCGCAAATTGCGGTATGCCAACCGCACCAGTACCCGCTACTCCTGTCACCAAAACGGGCAGGGCTTCGTTCCAAGCACCTTGGCTCCAAGTGCCTCTGCCCCAACCCGATAGCGACATGGCTTAACTCGTTAAGCTATGCGGATAATCGCGTTGGTAGCGTCAGCGGTTGGGAACTGAATTGTAAATGTACCAGCAGTTGATGTCTTATCAGAACCAAAGTCAAGCACACATACAGACGTATCACCTGAAGTGTCTTCGTTGTAAATCAACGCGCCACGAGCGGTAATTGTAGCTGTTGTGAAGCTCAAGTCTGCAAAATCAGTAAAAGCAGTTGTGCCAGATGAGCTTGGGTTAACCCTTGTAAGGGACGAACCTTTTGCTGAGTAACCTGTGCCACTAACTTCGTTTGACGCAGTGTATGCAGTGGTTGCAGCATCAAGTGAGGCTGAACTTGTGTATAAAGCCAACTTGAAGTCGCTTCCACCAGAGTTTAAAAAGTTGTGCTTTCCTTCCAAAAGTTCCTTCTTGAAAGAAGTACACATTGCTTGTGTAATAGCCATTTATATTCTCCTAACGAGTTCAGCCATTTCGCTGTTGCCAGCAGATTGTATTTTATTGGCAATACTAGCACGTTCCTCGCGCCTTGCCAATTCAATGTAATGATACAATACTACACGCAGATTATTTTGAAAAGCCTCTGCCTGATCTCGGATGGCTGGCGGTGCTGTATCAGACACCTTCATTATCTTGTCCATCGCAAGTTCTACAATTTGTTCTGAACTGTGACCACCGTTGTCAGATGTCATAACATTGACAGAACCCATTTCTAGACCGCCTGTAAAAGACAGCATTCAAACCTCCATTACTGTTTTTTTACTCTTGTTAGTCCCACTCTATACGCGTCAGTGTTTTCTACACCCTCTGCGTAAATCTTCAACCTTGTAACGGCCTCTACAAACCGTTTTTCATATAGCTGAATAACAGGCGGTTCACCCTTCATAAACGTGTAGGCTTCAACCAATGAACCATACAACAATGTGTCTGGAGCATTATCACCAAACCAAGACGTTCCTGAAGTTGTCGCAGTAATTGACTGCGGTCTGTAGTAATAATGTAATTCAGCAGAGTAGGCTTGATTAGGTGTTGGAGCCAGAATTAAGTTGTCAACGTCAAAAAGACCGTAATACTTAGGAACTCCAGTAACCGTTGGGTCTGGAGAATACTCTTGCAAAAAGTTTACATCTTTTTGAAGCAGGAACTCGTTTGACCCGCTATTTACGATTGAAAGTGAGAATGCGGCTAGGTAATCGCTAGGCAATGCTAGAAACTTATTACCTGCAGCCGTTGATGCAGTGACATTCTTTCTAAAGTAGTCAAGGTCAACAAGCTTGAGAATCCGCTCTTCCGTGTTAATAATAAAGTTATTCAAATTGTTAACGAATGTGGTTTCATCGTTTTCTGTAAAGTCTTGAATAGCTTGTTTTAATGTGGTTAGTGAATAAGTCATGGTGTGTTTGCCTGTCCGCCCATGCCGCTATGGTTTGTGCAGTAATAGTACAGAGTTGGGGCACCTGCCGCCACTGTTATCTGTGTGTAAGTTGAAGTTGTTGTTACCCCTGTTGTGTATTGTGTGCCACCACTATGAGTCCCGTCAGACGTTGTTGACAAGCGTAATGGATGCCCTGAATTACTACTATCACTTTGGTCAAACCTGTAAGTATTTCCCTCGCTTAAAGCGACTGTGTCCTGTCGAACACCGTCAATGTAATATTTATTTGCACCTAAATAGCTTTGGACGGTAATAGTAAATGTCTGCGTTATAACAACGCCGGATGTAGAAACGGTTACGGAACCAACAGATGCCGTTGCACTAACGCCTGTGGGGTTAACATTTGTTGGAGTAATAACACTGCCACCGAAAGTAACTGTGCCGACTCTGCCTATCATAGTGGCAAGAGGCACATACTCAAGAGTTTCTGTGTTGAAGGCAGGAAACGAAACCGTTTCTGGTATGCTGTTGTTAGTATCTGGACGAGGATCACGCAAAGCCTGTGGATCTATAACGCGTCTTCTAGGATCAAGTTGAGGGTGTTTAGCTTCATATTCATCAGGTCCAACCTTGAGTCCGTTCCACTCCGTTTTCATGTCTCGCAAACGATAACGAAAACCAGACCTGTCAGATATCCCGTAAGCATTTTTCCCAGACGCAAAAGACATTAGACCCTCAAATACTGAAAAGCAGGTTGCAGCTTCAAAGATACTCTGTCTTCGTCCTCGTCTGCGGCTCTCTGGAACTCCTCTTCATACACAGTCTTCAGCAGTTGTACTA